AGGGCCCTGTAATATTTCAGGCACTTCAATTGGAATAACTGGTTCGGCCAATGTGACAATTACTGGTGCTTTTGTTCAACTGAATTAGGGAGTAAATATGTTATTAGCACGTTTAACTGATCAAGGTTCAGGCTTTTGTGTCGCTTGTGAATGTGGTATGATTGGTCAAATTTATACAGGTGCCAGCACAGTTATTGTCAATGGTTTACCTGTATCACAGCTGAATTCTATCGTTCAGGGTGCTTGTGGTCATGTCGGTTTCTTAGTTGGAATAACAAAAAATATTGCTAATGGTATGCCGATGGGAACGATGGGTTCAGCATTTCAAGGTGTATTCACAGGCACTATAAATACGTGTTCAACGAATGTTGGGAGTAATTAAATGGTTATTGCAAATTATGTTGATATAGATTTTCAGATGTTGATGAATCAATATAACACTATTGATTTTAAAGAAGATGCTGATTCTGTTAAACAAGCCATTATTGATATTATTTTAACACGAGTCGGAGAGCGTGAATTCGTTCCTTTATATGGCTCAAGAGTTTATGATATTCTCTTTGAAAAAATTAATGAATTAACAGCATTGCAGTTGAAAGATGAAATTATTGTTGCTCTTGAAAATTGGGAACCGAGAATCAAAGTAAATAAAATCAATGTTACACCTTATCTAGAAGAAAACTATTATGATGTTGAAATCATATATGAAATGCTGAGGCTGAATCAAATTCAGACTTTGAATATGCAATTAAATAGAATATAAGGATTTATCAATATGTCTGCAAAACAATATTATGATGTTGATTATGAATCTATCAAGAGTCGATTAAAAACATTTTTATCAAATCAAACAGCATTAAGAGATTATAATTTTGAAGGTGCTGCTATTTCTGCTTGGATTCATTTTCTTTCTTATGTTGTTTTTTATATCAATACGGTATTGAATTTTGTGGCCAATGAATTGTTTATTGCGACAGCACAATTAGAGGATAATGTATTTAAAAGCGCATATCAATTGAATTATTTACCAAGACGAAAATCAGCCCCAAAAATGACATTAAATGTTGTTAATTCTGCTGATGAAGATGTAACAATATCTGCTCATACAAGTTTTATGATGGGGCAGATTCAGCTCTCAACTATTGAAGATTATACAATACCTGCCAATTCTTCAGCTGATATTATTGTCTATGAAGGGTATTGGAAAACATATTCGCATACTTACGAAGGAAAAGATTTTGAAACATTTAAACTTGAAGATCGTGAAAATGTTGATAATGATAATTTTGCATTGTATGTTAATGGCGTTCAGTGGCATCACGTTTATGAAGATCGTAACTATTACTTAGCCAACAATTACTTTATTCGTTATCTTTTGAATTTCGAAATTCGTTTTGATAAAGATAGAGGATTTTTTAATATTCCATCTGAAGATGATTTGATTGAAGTGAATTATTTATATACTAATGGTGCAACATATAATGGGTTGTCTTATAGTTCAGCATTTACACCAGTAACACCATTTCTCAATTCATCTTATTTATCAATCACTTCATCTGATTATCTTAAAGATGGACTTGATGAGGAAGAATGTGCGTCAATCTCTCAGAATGCACCATTATTTTATTCTGCCGGTGGCCGATGTGTAACTGAAGATGATTATAATTTTCGTATTAAGCAGACTTCGCTTTATGCTGCTCTCGGAGATATGGTCGTTTATTCTTCACATCGTGATTATGTAGATTATGATGAAAATCCTGTTGAGATATTAACACCAACTACTAAGATTGATAAAGGCTGGTTTGTGTTCAGTGGTGTTAGACGAAACATGAATGAATTGTTTGATGATTGTCAATATGGCGTATTAACATTTGAAGAGCAACAGCAAATTATTGAATATTTTGAATATTATCGCTTCATGCAAGTGTTTGGGAAGTATCGTAGACCAAGTATTATGGCACTACAGCCACATGTGCAATTGAAATTCACTCGTGGTTTTGATATGGATAAAGAGACGTTTGAATTATCAATGAATCATTATATGGAAAATTATATTGGTTTTAATAAACAATTCAGCAGAAGTGAATTGATCAGCTTTTTGAAATCATACACATTTGTCGATTATTGTGATGTTACTTATTCGGCAACTGTTCATTTTTGTCAACCATTAGTATCGTTTCAGTTGACGTATGATGTTGAGACAGTTACTTATGAAGTTGGCCAGACTCTTTATGATACAACTATTGCAGTTGATACACCAAGAGGCAAAATTATTAAAATTATTCCTGATAGGCAAATTATTGTAGTTGAGAAATTGAATAGTTTTAATTTCGTTGCTGGTGGTGCTCATGCTTTAAAAGTTGAAGAGGATCCGACAATACCTTCTGCACCAGTTGTTAGTGTTTTTGCTAAATCAATTATTAGATTATTTAATGCAATTGAACCAAGCACCGTTAGCGGCACTGGGCCCGATGGCGAAGTAATTAGTGATGATGGTGTGGGGGGCTTATTAGTTGATGGTGTAGAACGGGGATATATTAATTACAATACTGGCTATTTTGAAATTGATGATGTTTTTTCTTTTGATAATCAAGAATTTATCAGCTTTGATGTTGATTTAGATGACCCATTGAATATAGCTGTTCAACGCGAAACATTCTTAGATCATCAGCGAGTAATAGTGGAGTATCTCTAATGGAATTAACAAAGAAATTAAAATATTTTATTGATTCAAAAATACCTGATTATTTTACTAAGCATAAGCCTATGTTTGTTCATTTCTTGCATGGGTTTGTTGATTTTCTTTATGAAGTAGCAATAGATGCTCTGAATCTTCATGAAAATCTTGATATTGATAAAATATTTGATAAATTTCTTTCTGATTATTTCGATCAGTATTGCAATAATATTCTTGATATGAGTCGTTATCAACAATTAACGCAAGATAATAAGCGTTCATTCTTGAATATTGCGAAATTTTTCTATAAAAATAAAGGCAAGAAAATATCATTTGATATTGCGTTCAATTATTTAACACAATTCTATATCTTTGGTGATGATAACTTTGTTGAAAGAGTTGAGGTTGAGATAACAGAAGATCCCTCATTATGGGCAGCTTTCTATGAATCTGGTGTGTGGCGTTCTTATCAAAATCCTTATACTTATTTAGTTAAAGGTGATTTTAATAAAACATTCTTGCTTTCAATGATGAGTAAACTGAATCCTTGCGGCTTTTATCCCGAATTTCAAGTTGAAATGGAATCGCCAGAAGGTGAAATCTTTTTTGTTATGGATAGAACAACTGATGATTGTCACCCTGATAGAATATTTATTCCACAACAAACTGATCAATATCGAACTGATTTGAATGTGAGAGATACAGCTGATATTTCATCTGGTGGTGATATTGATGCTCAAGAATTATATGTTGTAGCTGCAAAACCAAATTTATATAATAGACAAATTAAATATGATGGTTCAGTTATTTTCTCTGGTGCTGATTCTGGCACGTTTGAACAATTCAGTTTTGATATTTATGATGGTGGTTCATTAGTCGAAACTTTTGAAATCATATTAAATGATAGTATATAATATTAGTAAAATTTTTAAATGGAGTCATTTATGAGCAAAGATAATTTTAATTTGGGTGACTGCTGTGGTATTGTTCATCTTAATGTTTATAAAAAAGGTGAATTAATTTCTACTGAAGAACACAATTTAATCGTTAATAATGCATCAAAAGTATTGGCCAGATTGATCGGTCAACAGGGTGCTTATGCTGATAAAGCACTAACAAAAATTCGTTTTTCAGATGGCAATTATCCTGTTGGTGTTACTAAAACTGATCTTGATGGCACTAATAAATACACAAAATCAATTACGTCAGTTACTTATGATGGAACTGGCGCACCGTATGACGTGCAATTTAATTTCACATTAGATGCGGCTGAATTTAATGGTTACAATATTTGGCAATTTGGTTTGCTTTCTGGAGAGCAAGAAATGTTTTCAATGCTTTCGAGAAATCCCGAAAAAACACACCCAATTGAAAAAGATGTTGATGTTACTATTGATGGTTGGTGGAAAATTCAGTTTAGAAACTCAGCTTAATAGAGGTTAACATAATATGGCTAACTTAGTTGCAACACCAGGATGGGATGATGTTTATGAAATTAAAACATCAGATTGGATTATGGCTGGCGATGTTGGTGTTGCAAATCGACAAGCACAAGCATTATTAAATAAAACTGAATATTTAAAGCAATTGTTGGAAGATGCTCTAATAAATATTGAAACAATTGATCCGATAGGAACAATTAAATTATTTTTTGGAGGTTCACAAAACATACCAGCTGGATGGCAGATTTGTGACGGTACAAATGGAACACCAAATTTAAAAAATAAATATGTGATCGGTGCTGGAAATTTATATTCTCTTGGACAAAATGTTGGATCAAATATTTTACCCCAAACTGTGAGCACCGATATTTATAGCACTAATCCAAGTTTATCAATAAGCTGGGGAGGTGCTCATACCCATCGTTTCGTAATATCTAACAATACGTCAAGACATTATCATACTGTCAGTATCGGACCCCAATATGGAGCATATTATTATAACTTTAAACCAAGAAGTGGAAAAGCATATCCAGCCCCAACCGGTCACACTCATGCTTCTGTTGAAGTTTCCACAACTCATACTCATACTCATAAATCATTTGAAACTAGCCAAAATGGACAACATTTACATAGGGTTGATATAGACTATAATAATAGTGTAATGGTAAATCCATCTCTCACATTATTTTATATTATGAGGGTATCTTAATATGTCATATTTGATTGCAACAGCTGGATGGGATGACGTCTACAAAATAGAATCGAGTGATGCTGCTATTGGTGGTTTAAATACTGCCATTTGCAATAAACAAGCACAAGCATTATTAAATAGAACACAGTATTTATATAATTTGGTGCAATCACTTGAAACACAATATTTAGCATCAATAGCGCCATTTGGAACAATTAAATTGTGGTGGGGTACACAAGAAACTGTACCCGAAGGTTGGAAAATTTGTGATGGTGCAAATGGTATGCCCGATTTAAAAAACAAATTTCCGCTTGGTATTGATTACGATCAATTATATAATCAAAGTGAATCAACATCAGGATTTGCAGCGATATTTACTTGTAAAACTAGTGTGAGTCACACACACTATTCATATACAGCACCGTTAAACGGTTCCCATTATCACTATGATGTACAGAGTGGAGCGGTTGATACGCCGTCCAATCAAGGATATGAATGGCGCGGTGGCGGTTCCTCATTATGCTCAATGAGTCATACACATGAAATATCGTTCAATGCTGCTGGTGCTCATGAGCACACTATAACTTTTGATGAACAATCACACACTCATCCTACAACAACATTATATTACACAAATAAGCCGTTACCCCCTTACATGAACATTTTTTATATTATGAAAGCGAGCTAATAAATTATGGCTGATACATTTTTGATACCGGAATCATTATTTTCATCAGTTTATAAGATTGAAACAAGTGATTGGATAGACGCTTCCACACAATTAGGTGTTAGTAATAAACAAGCACAAGCATTATTAAATAGATTACAGTGGATATATGATAAATACAATACTTTAATTCAAAATATTGCTGATAATATTTCTGACCCAATTAATACTATAAAATTATGGTATAAAGATTTGAGTGAATTACCAGCTGGATGGCAGATTTGTGACGGTACAAATGGAACACCAAATTTAAGAGATATTTATATTAGAGGTGCTGAAAATGATACTGATAAGGGTTCTGGTGGCGGTGAAGTATCTTTCTCAGTTTCAAAAACTCTAACAGCTTCAACTTCTCATTCTCATAGCGCAACATGTTCTTCAGATGGTAGTCACATGCATTATACTTCATCAAAAGCATCGACAAATGAAGCTATGATTGATAATGTGTGTGGTGGCAGTTATGGCTCATTTTCAGCTCGAAATCACTTACATAGTGGCAAATATACCACCTATGGAGGTGATCATAAACACAATGTTAGTGTTGTTGGTGATGGAATTCATACTCATAATCTCATTCTATCCAATATACCCAACTTACCCGCTTCAGTAGCTATATATTATGTAATGAAAATTTCTTAAACGAAAGAGGTTAACTATGTTATCAAATCTTTGGACTACAGTTCTTTTACCGCTAATCACTTCTTATGGTGCGACGTTACTCTTTGCTCTTGGTTTGGCAATCGTGTTATCAATTTTTACTCTCTTAATCGCATTAGCACCGTCACTTATATCATTTATTAAATCTCTGGCCGAAAAGAATCTTTCTGAAAAAGTTTCTTCACGTATCAATGATGCTATGAATAAATTTGAAAGCATATTGGTTGATATTCTCACTCTTCAGCAGAATAAACTCAAACAGATGGCCAAAGAAGCTTTTGAAAATGATGGTAAAATTGATATGAAAGAAGTTAAAGAAATTGCTAGTGAAATGGCAAAAATAGCAATGGAAAGAATGTCTCCCGATATAGCAACATTTAAAAAGTATATCACTGGCGATGCAGTTTTTGAATATATTCAAGATAAATTTGCTGCTGTTATTACTCAGAGTGTCGAAAAATTTATTAATGATAAACTGTTGAGTCAAATCGGAAAAAAGTAGGTTCAGAGGATTTAGTTGGTCAGTTGAAATATGCCTTAGACCAAGTGAAATATGGTAAAAGCGGTTTCAATATACAACCAATTAAATTCAATAATAATGTTCATTTGTCTTTAACTTATCAAAACAAAAAGAAAGATTTTCAAGTTGTGATTAATAAAAAAGACGGTGGCTATATTGGAATGCAAAAAACTTGGGAATGGTAATTATGAAACTAACTGTTAAAACAATAGACGCATTGAAGAAAAAGATGAATATAGCTTCTGATTCTCATATTGTGGGAATCAGAGGTTGTTCATCATCTGTTTATGGTGAATGGGTTGAATCAATAGATATCAAAGAAGAAAAAATTGATCATGTATTAATGAATTGTTTATTTATCGTTATTGATGGTAATAAAATGTTGCCTCTCAATGGTTCAACTACGCCGCATGATAAATATTTGAGACGTGCCAAAGACAAAGATGGTAAAGGTGCTAATCAACTTGAATTAGGCTTTTATAAACATTATGTTAAAGGCATTCACAATCCTTCTCCTGATACTTCACATGCAGCATTAAGACAAACACGAATACAGCCTGTTAGACGCTCAAGAAACAACGCTGTTATAGATTCTGATGATTATATTCAATTAGGCAATTTCAACGATAATATACACGCAGCATGGGCGAATGTGGGCGGTAAAACTCATGCATCAGCAGGGTGTCAAGTAATAGCTGGCTATCCTGATTGTAAAAAACGTTCAGGCAATACTGGTCATTGGAAATTGTTTCATGATTATATTTATTCATTAGAACAAACATCATTTAATTATTTATTGATACCTTATCGTTGGATAGAATCTATAGTAAATAAGAAGATGAGTGAAATTTTGATATTTGGTTCTGAAGGTGACAGAGTTCGCGATTTGCAAGCACGTTTACGAATTCCAACTGATGGGCAATTCGGAAAATCAACTTTTGAAGCTGTATTAAAATATCAAAAGAAAATGAATTTAACAGTTGATGGTATTGTTGGGTATAATACTCTCAAACAAATAGGAATGATTAAATGAATCAAACTGAATTTCGAGCATATATTTTGAGGCAATTAGGTTCACCAATACACAATGTTGAACTAACTACTGAACAATTAGATGATGCTATAACTAATGCTGTTGATAGATTCACTGAACGTCATTATGAAGCTGTTATTATGAATGTTTATAAGCTTCAATTAACTAATGGTGTTAGTTCTTATGATTTGCCAGCATCAATCAAAACTGTTATCAATGTTTATCCCGGAAACAATATTTTCTCTTCAATGAGTAATATTGAAAATATGATGATACCTGTTCTGCCTATGCCTTATCAAGATTATCTCTGGAAATTGAGTGATGTTAGTGCTATAACAACATGGCGTATGGGTGTTAAGATGTGGGAAGATAGCGTATCTAATCAGAATTTGATTTTTGATTTTAATTATACGATGCATAAATTCACATTGCTTGGTGATATACAACGTATTATGTCACTATACCCAAACAATGCTCTTTGTTTAGCTTTACAAGTTTATGAGTGTGCTGATGCAGAAGTTGATGATATTTATAATAATAGATGGCTTAAACAATATGCAACTGCATTGGCTAAGAGACAATGGGCAACAAATCTAAAGAAGTTTACTGGCGTTCCTCTTCCGGGTGGTGGCGATTTGAATCATGATGGTATTATGTCTGATGCAAATGACGAAATTTCTCGGTTAGAGGAGGAATTATCAGACGAGTGGACTCTGCCACCTTCATTTATAATAGGTTAATATATGACAACTCAAAAACCACACAATTTTAATTTTTTCGATAATGAATTTAATCTTTATGATTCATTGCAAAATGAAGTAATAAACATGCGTGGTATTGAAGTCTATTATTTGCCAAAAATTTATCAGAATGTTGATTTGATATTAGGCGAGGATCCGATTAGCAAATTCAGATTAGCTTATCCAGTTATTATGTATCTTGCCTCATTTTCTGAATTTGGGGGTGACGGCTCAGTATTTGGTCATTTTGGTTTACATGTTACAGATCAGGCAACATTTGAAGTAAATATCAATGAGTTTCATAGCAAAACAGATGGTTTACAGCCGATTGAAGGTGATTTGATTTATGTTCCTATGGGTCAATGGCTGATGGAAGTGTTTCATTGGAAACAGCACGATCCCTTTTATCACATGGGTAAACAAAGTAAATATATTTTCGAAACAAGGCGTTATGAATACAGTAATGAAACGATGGAAACGGGCATTGATGAAATTGATATTCTTGAAAATAAACAGTCTACTGATGTTGATTCAGAGAATGATGATTTAGATAGTGAAATCAACAGCATTTTGAATAGTTCAGAACCTACAATATTTGGAGATAAATAATGAATTGGATTCAAATAGTAACAGAATCTTATGAGCATCCGTTAATGGCAAAATTAAAAAAATTAAGTGATAAAGAATTAGCTGCGCTTGGACTAATATTGAGTTTTAAATCATTTGCTCGAAAAGATGAACTTGAACGGGTTTATAATAATTTGAAACCTAATTTTCAAATAAATTATGATGAATATCAACAGTTAATACCAGCATTAGTTAAAAATGGTATTCTCAAAAATAATCAAAATTTTGTATTTGATCCCAAAGAAACAAGCCAAGTATTTAAGGAATTTATACAAAATGAAAAGAATGTATATCCGTCACAGGGTCTCAGATGGGCTTGTAAATAAAATAGGAGTTAAATAATGAAAAAAGCATTATATGTAAATAAGAAATTTGTTGATTGGAATTTTGATTATGCAAGAAATTGTCGCATGGAAATTCGTGGTGTTGAAGTCGAATTGCCTTGTGAAATAGCTGATCAATATCCGCAGTATTTTACACGAATTAAAGCTGAACCAAAAGTTGAAGTTAAAGAAGTAAAGACGATTAAAGATGAAGTGGTTGTAACTGAGGTTGAATCAGAAAAGGTTGCAGAAATAGTCAGAGATGAAGTATTAGAAATAAACATCAATATTGAACCTGAATTAGATGAAGAACCTGTAGTTGAATCTCTTTTCAATCAATTCAATAAAGCACTCAAAAATGGTGATGTTAAAGAAACACGAAAGTATTTCAATTGGAATAATAAAAAGATAATGAAAGATGCTTTCGAAGCTGCCGAGAATAAGGATGAATTTTTAGCCGAAGTTTTGTGCAGTAAATAATAAATAGTTAGTTCTCAGATACCTCAGTATTTTTGGTAGTTAAGAAATTAACTACCATATTTTTTTAATATGATAAATGAAAATAAACAAAATCTGTATTTTAATGGCAACCCAAAATTAAAGGCTGCCAATGCTACTATTGATTATACAGATGAACAGATTCAAGAAATTGTCAAATGTATGGACGATTTTGTTTATTTTTGTGTTAACTATATCAAGATTATTGATCAAGATTCTGGCAAAGTTATTGCTTTT